GGCATATGGACGTCCTCACGTAGTAGTTGAGAATAACGCAGGGCAATACTTTTTAGCAGGTTTAGAAAGAGGTTTAGACCTTACAACAGGTAACATTAATAACGGTTCGGCATTAGCAGATTTTAACGGTTATCAATTAACTTTCGTTGGTGAGGAAAGAATTCCAGCTAACTTTTTGGATTGTACAACTGAAGCAGAATTAGCGACATTATTTGCTACTTCAGCAGTAGATGCGACTATTGTAGCTTCATAGTAAGTAATAAATAAACCTTGAAGAGGTAGGCTATTAGTTTAGTCTACCTTTTTTTATGTAACAAAAAGTAAAAAATCAGTTAATTAGTATGAATGTATTAACAACATCAACAAGTACGCAATATTTAAAGTTTACGACAAGGTCAACTGTTACGACTTCGGACATTATTTTGCTATACTGCGAAGATAAAAATACAAGTGAGGTAATTACTATTGATAGCGTAGATGTAAGTTCTTATTACACTCAAATAGGTGCTTTATTTACGCTAACAGAGAATTACAATTATACGTTTAAAATTTGTACTAATAACACTTCTAGTGTACTACAAGCGAACGATTACACTAATATTTTAACTTCTACAAATGACACTATTGATTTAACTGGTTCAAATGCTACTATTACGGTTAAACACTTTGGTAAAATCTTTTGTACTAATCAAACTACTTACTCACTTAATGACAATGAGTATAGAAGTAAAAATACAACAAGCGAATTTATTTACATATGAGCAACATTAGATTAATAGAACTTTCTACATATACAGCACCTGAAATTAAAGAGGATAAGCGTAATGAATGGGTAAATTATGGAGATGATAATAATTACTTTGAATTTTTAATTGATAGGTATAGAAATTCAACGACTAATAATGCTATTATAAATAATATAACTAGACTTGTTTACGGTTATGGAATTGGCGCATTAGATGACAATAAAAAGCCTAACGAATACGCGCAATTTGTATCAATGTTTTCTAAAGACGACATTAGAAAAATGATACTTGAGTTAAAGATGTTAGGACAATGTGCTATCCAAGTTCACTACTCAAAAGATAGAAAAACTATTAAAAAGTTCTTTCACATTCCAGTACATTTATTAAGACCTGAGAAATGTAATAAAGATGGCGAGATTGAGGGTTATTATTATTCTGATGACTGGAGCGATATTAAGAAATTTGTACCTAAAAGATTAGATGCTTTTGGTTTTGGTTCAAGCGAAATAGAAATACTATATGTTCAGCCATATTCGGTTGGTATGAAGTACTTTTCTAATATTGATTATTTGGGTGCTTTACCTTATGCAAAATTAGAGGAAGAAATTAGCGACTATTTAATTAATTTAGTTCAAACGGGATTTTCGGCGCAAAAAATTATTAACTTTAATAATGGTGCGGGTACACCTGAACAACAAGCAGAAATCTACTCAAATGTTGTAAATAAGTTAACAGGAAGTAAAGGAAACAAGTTAATTGTTTCTTTTAACGACAATAAAGATAATTCTACTACTGTTGAAGATATTCCATTAAATGATGCAGCAGACCAGTACCAATATTTAAGCGAAGAATGTTTAAGAAAAATTATGTTAGGTCATAACGTTACTTCACCTTTATTATTTGGTATTGCTTCAACAAATGGATTTTCAAGTAACGCAGATGAACTTAAAAACAGTTTTATCTTATTTGATAATATGGTAATTCGACCTATGCAAGAATTATTAATAGATGCAATTGATAAGATTTTAGCATACAATCAAATTAGTTTAAAATTATACTTTCAAACGTTAAAGCCTTTAGAGTTCAACAATAATGGAGTTAAAGATGAAAATCAAAAAGATGTAGCATTAAGCAAAGAGTTTGATTTAGAATCTTACTTAAATGAGATAGGTGAGGATATTCCAGAGGGTTGGGTTTTAGTAGATGAAAGAGATGTGACATATGAAGAATTAGATGAATTAGATATGCAGTTAGAAAAAACTGATGAAACTTTGTTATCTAAAATATTTAATTTTGTAAGTACAGGTACAGCAAGACCAAGAGCAAAAAGTTTTCAAGACAAAACTATTAAAGGTGTAAAATGGAAAGTTAGATATCAATATGCAGGGAATCCAAATCCTGAAAGAGCATTCTGTAAGGCTATGATGAGTGCTAAAAAAATATATAGAAGAGAAGATTTGGAAAATATGAATAGCAAGGCAGTTAATCCTGGTTTTGAACATAATAATGAGCCTTATAATGTGTTTCTTTTCGGTGGTGGTCCACGATGCAAACATTACTTTAAAAGATTAACTTTTGCTAGTGTAGAGGGTGGTGATGTTGATGTTACAAGTCCAAACGCAAAGCAAGTAGGAACTAGGGCTGCTGAAATTAAAGGTTTTAAGGTTACTAATCCTTACCAAGTAAGAGTGCCTAAAAATAATTTACCTAACAAAGGCTTTCATCCTAATAACAATAATTTACCTTCAGACGCAAAATAAAGATGGCAGAAGCACTATTAATACAAACAAAAGACATTAAGAGGTTTACTTTCATAGACGGTAACCTAGATGTTGACAAAATACTGCAATTCGTTAAGATTGCTCAAGACATTCATATACAATCTTATTTAGGAACTGATTTATTCAATAAGTTAAAAACAGATGTTGAAGCTGGTACTATTTCAGGTGTTTATTTAACACTATTAGAAACGTATGTTGTACCTATGTTAGTTCATTGGACAATGGTAGAATACTTGCCGTTCGCAGCGTATAACGTAACGAATAAAGGCATTTATAAAATGAGTGCTGAAAATGTTGAAACTATTGAAAAGAATGAAGTTGATTTTTTAATTCAAAAGTCAAGAAGTTTAGCGGAAAACTACTCACAAAGATTTGTTGATTATATGGTGTACAATCAAAGTTCATTCCCGGAATACAATAGCAATACGCAAAACGATATATTCCCTAATAATGGAAACGGTCAAATCACAAATTGGTATTTATGAAGCAGAAATATAAAGTAAAAGAAGAGAATATTAAGAAATTACAAATCTACTTAAAGAAACAAAATGAGCGAGTGGGGAAAAGGAGTATTTAATACAGTAGGTTGGGGAAAACAATCAGATGATGGTGACAATTTAATTACTGAAGATGGTTTAAATTTACTTATGACTGAAGATGAAGAAACATCAATAACAGAAGAACTTAGTATTAGTTGGGGAGGTTGGGGATTAGCCTACGATAATAGCTGGTTTGGACAAACGGAATATGAACGATAAACAATAAATAATGGCAACAAAAAAAATAAGTCAATTAACAGCAAAGAGTGCAAGTATAGAGGTAACAGATTTAATTCCTATTGCAGACTATAACGGTTCAACGTATGATACAAAGTATGTAACAGGTGCGGAGTTACAAAGAGAGGTAATTCAGTTGGCTGTAAGCGATGAAACAACTGCTTTAACAACAGGAACAGCAAAGTTAACATTTAGAATGCCTTTCGCTATGACAGTTACGGAAGTAAGAGCATCTTTAACAACAGCAGGTACAACTTCAGGTACTACAACAATAGATATTAACGAGGGCGGTACTTCAATCTTATCTACTTTGTTAACAATTGATGCAACTGAAAAGACTTCTACAACAGCAGCGACTCCAGCAGTAATTAGTGATTCTTCACTTGCAGATGATAGCGAGATTACAATTGATATTGATGCTATTTCAGGAGGTGCAACAGAAGCAGGTTTAAAAGTTACATTAATAGGAAATAGAGCGTAATATGTTTTTAATTAATCCTTATATCTTTAGTGGTGCTAATACTTACTATTTAGATGGTTACGGAACTCCAGTTGTATGGTACGAGCTTGTAAAAAGATTTTCAGCTTATTCAGGTGCTTGTATTCGTGTAAGACGTTCAACAGATAATGCAGAGCAAGATATTTATTTTGTAGATGACTTGTTAGATACTGCAAGTTTATTGAGTTTTGTAGGTGCTGGAAATGGATTCGTAACTACATTTTATACTCAGGTAGGAACAAAAAACGTTACCAACGCAACAGCAACGCAACAGCCACAAATTGTTTCTTCAGGTGCTTTAATTACTAGAAATGGCTTTGTTTCTATTAAGTATGATGGAAGTAATGACAATTTATTTAATTGGTCTAGTGGATTTATAAACACTACTAACGTTAGTTTCTTTAGTGTTGCACAACGTGACATTATTGGAGGCGGAGGTACTATTCACAATCAAGCTAGTAGTACTAATATAACAATAAGGTCATTTATTGATAGAGGTATAAACAATTATTCATTTGCTTACTCTTCAGACATTCTAAAAAACCTCCCCCAAAAAGACGATGCAAACCTTAGACTTTTTTCAAATTATGTAACATCATCTAAATTCATGTCGACTTTTCAAAATAGTATTGCTGGTGATACTTTAACTTCTTTAATTGGAGGCCTATCGAATGATGGATTGCAACTAGGACAGCAATTCGGCACTGGGTATCTAAACGGTTCAATTAACTGTTTCGGGGCTTACAACACAGATAATTCAGCTAATAGAGTCGCAATAGAAACAATATTAAATAATTACTATACAATATACTAAAATGAACGGATATAAATTTACAACAATAGCAGAAGTTAATAATGCTATTCAAACGATAAACAACGCTAACAATTTCATTCCTATTGAGGGAAATGTCACTCAAACACTTGTAACAGCATCAAGTCAAACATATAACGGTGAAAGTTTTTACGTTATTAGATTTGATGAGTACAGTCAAGTTTTAGGAGAACCTTTAGAAATATTAGTTGATTAAATGGAAGCAGTACAGTATGTAATATCAGGTGGTGTATTAGCAGCAGTAGTTGGCTATTTTCTAAAACGTGAACATAATTCGGTTAAGTCAGATATTAGAGAACTGTACGAAGAAAGAAACGCATTGAATAATAGAGTAGTGAAGTTGGAGGGTAAAGTAGAAAGTATAGAAGATAAAGTACCTAGTGAGATAGCTAATTTAGAGCGAATAATGGACTTGAAATTCGAGCAGTTCAACAAACAGTTTGACGAGTTAAAGAGTGCTATTAGACATGCAGAAAAGACAATGACAACACAAGCAGATGCTTTTGTAAGATTGTTAAATGAATATAAAAAATGAAGCATATAATTAAGCAATTAGTTCAAGATACTTTAATGAAATACGAGGGTGATAGATTACGTTATTCTCGTACTTCTTTAACAATGTTTAGTGCATGGTTATTAGTTATCTATATGACTGTTTACGACCTATACAAAGAGGGATTTAGATATGATGTATTTGCTACAATGGTAGCAGTAGCATTAGGTACTAAAATAACTGATTCAGTAAGTAAAAAGATTAATAAATGAAGTTAGAAAGAATATTAATAGGGTTATTATTATTAATAGTTGTTTGGTTATTCATTCAAAAAACACCTACAATACCAACAGATATACGAGTTATTTCTAGGTTAGAAACTAAATTAGATACTTTATATAAAGACACAATTGTATTTAAGACTAAAATAAGACGTTTTAAGGATACTATTTTAATTTATAAAGATTCAGTTAGGTTTGCTAAAGAAAACAACGACACAGTTAAAATAATAGCTTTTCAAGATTCAGTAATACAGCAACAAGATTTTACCATTAAATGGCAAGATACTTTGATAGGTCAAATGGATTCTATTGTAATGTATCAAAATAAAATAGTAGATAAGCAAAAGTTAAAGATTCAGGAATTAAAAACAGATGTTGAAAAAGAAACTAAAAAGAAAAACATTTGGAAAAAAGCAAGTATATTTGTTACTGCATTAGGTTTAACAACATATATAATTAAGTAATGGATAAAATAACAATCGAAAGAATTAAAACAGCA